TACTGCTACTGCTACTGCTACTGCTACTGCAGCAGCTACGACTGTTCAAAACCCCGTCAAAAACCCTGATACAGCGCCCATTCAGTCTGTCTCTGGCTATGTAAAAAACCCCTATTCGATGTACCCCTATTTTGTGGCTTCAATCGAAGGTACCACCCTACGAACCCTCTTTCCAGGTAAGCAAACTCCAAAAGGCGAATTGAAAAAAAATATACAAAGTGTGTTGCCTGAATACATTGCATTTGTGCGAAATGCTTACATGAAACCCCTGTTTTATGTTCTCAAATCCACCAAATATTTCAACCCTATTTCCAAGATGCGCGTTCCGGTCAATAAAAAGGAACGCGTGGATCCCACCATGTATACACATGTATCTTTGGAGGATCAACAGAAGGTATACCGTATGTTTGGTTTCCAAGGTCACGTGGGTCCGAAAAAGTCGAATGAAGATGGATATCGCGACGAACTCTTGTGCAAAATCAAGGCCATTCTCTATGAACCTGCAACACTCACTACTTTGATATTGCATCTCATGCAACGCTCCTGCATTGAAGTGGATGTAATGGAGGTGCGCCGTATTTGCGAGGGATTGCGATTGCGTTCTGATTACGATGTGCGAGCGTATGGTTTACCGGAGAAATGGTTCCATGATGCCACATGGATCAAATTGCGATATGTATGTAGTGAGGGACAATGGGCAAACTTTGGTGGCGGGGATGGACAACTTGATCGTACTATTACAGATATGGCGGCAACTGAAAGTAAATACATAAAATAGGTGTCGCAAAATCCCACAAAACCAAGACAAAAAATCCAACAAAAAAACCCAACACAAAAATCCAACAAAAAATCCAACAAAAAAACCCAACACAAAATCAATAAAACAATCTTTTTATTGATTTAGCAAACTTCAAAAACACAACCGCTTTGCTTACCATTTACTCTTTTTCACATTAATCGCAGGCCCACTCCGTTTCTTCCCCTTGCTCGGATCATAGGCTTCATCCTCGTCATCCGATCCCATCCCTTTGGATAGTTCCCAAAACTCTTTTGATCCCAATTTAAAGTCAGGTCGCGTCTCCGCCTTGTACCAAAAGATCTGGTCCTGTAACTTGTTCGATTTCGCATTATTATTGATCACTAAACACTCATAATTTTCCGTCGTCTGATCCATGACCGAATTGAACGACTCGATGGTAGGAAACATCGACGCATAGTTCTCCCAAATACGTTTACGGTTGGTCTGATAAGGTTCGCGCAAAATAAATACATAATCGATATTAGTACGGAGATTGGGCGGTATGCCTAAAGGATATTGCATGGTAATGATTAACATCACCTTCCAATGTCGCCCATTCATGAACAACAAACGCATCATTTTATCCTTGGTCCATGTCTGATCATAAAGACAATCATCCAAGATCACGAAAGTACGAGGGTCGATCGTCGTCCGGCGATATGTTTCCATCTCTTTAGCAATCTGTTTCAGTACGGCTTTTTGTCGCCGCAGAACATTCTCAATGAGTACGGTGTTGTATTCTTCGTGAATAAAGAGCTTGGGTACATGTGCCGCATAAAATCCATTACCCGCTTCTGTCCCCGAAATCACTGTCCCAATGGGAATGTCCTGATGATGGTATAGTAGATCGCGGACCAAGAAGGACTTACCTGTATCACGACGCCCAATCATGACAATGACGGGACCTTTATTTTCATCGGGTCGGAAAGTGATCCATCGCATATCGAACTTTTTTAAATCGAGAGTCATGGTTTAGGCAAAATATAGGGGTGGTTATATTGTGATGAGGGATTATATGTACATTTTCGACGCTCTGCAATCATCGTAGTACACGTACAAAAAGATAAAACAATATCGTCGGGGTAGTTATAAAATCCCGCCTATGAAAATCCATTATTTTAAGACCCGGCCGATTGATCTGCCTCATTTAGAAGAACAGGCCTCGGCCAAACTGGATCCTTCGAATCCGACTTACAACCCTTTTCAGATCGGTGGTCTCCAACAATACAACCCGATTTATTCCCATTTTTTCGAAATGACGCCTAGTAATTTCGATCTCATTTCCCTAAATCATACCTATCATTTCCAAGATATGGGACATGTTGTTTCTATGCCGGATGGGAAAGTATGTGAGAAGGAGGTCTTTATCAAGTTTTCGCCTCTCTTGGACCCCGTCCGATACATGATCGGAAAATATGATGTAGGTGATGGGAGTATACGAAGTCTTCCGCGTCTAGGTGCCGGTGCATCAGTGCATCCCAAGATTGCCGATCCAAACAACGCCTCCTATGTGGACTGTTTTTTTAGTTACTTGACAAGTAGTCTGTTGCATAAACACGGATTTGTTCACGGTATCGACTTTTACGGATCCTTTCTTGGGATTCAACGACAGTTCAGGGCATGTGTGACCGACGATTTGGATTATTTGCGCGAATCCGACTTTTTCCTAAACAATGTCTATCGTGGACCGGCCACAGCCGAGGAATTGGAATCGGTGGTCCCGATCGGTGGACGGATGTTTTATGTGGTGGAAAATCAGGAAAAGGAGGAGGAATATTTAGGCGGTTCACGTCGAAATAGGAATCGGTTATGTATCGAAACTGGCGATGATGATATTGTCTTGGACGATGTGGAGAATGTGTGTGATCTTGGGTTAGACGTGACGGATGAGACAAATGCAGATACAACATGCAAAACTGTGTATGATACTGCAACGACTGCTGCAACGACTGCTGCAACGACTGCTGCAACGACTGCTGCTGCATCAGTCAGTAGTTCCAATAATAGTCAGGTGAATTATAGTAGTTCTGACGAATCCGAATCGGAATCCGTGTCTGATTCAGAATCTGAATCTGAATCCGACGACAAAGCTTGGGAAACGGACTCTGAATTAGACACGGACTCTCTTGACTCGTGCATTGATCCCGACGAGATTTATGGTTACATCCATAATTTCCCCGTTCAAATGATTTGTTTAGAAAAATGCAGTGGAACATTGGACGAACTTTTTGTTCGCAGACAGGTAGATGCTCAACTAGCAGCGAGTGCTTTTTTTCAAGTTATCATGTCGCTCATTGTTTACCAAAAAGCATTTCATTTCACCCACAATGATCTCCATACTAACAATATCATGTATGTAGAAACGGACGTGGAGTTCTTATGGTACCGATATAGTGGAGCTGTATACAAAGTTCCTACCTATGGAAAGATTTTCAAATTGATCGACTTTGGCCGAGGTATCTATAAATACGCGGGTCGATCGTTTTGTAGTGATAGTTTTGGGGTAGGTGGTGATGCGGTCACCCAATACAACATCGAACCATTTTTGAATCCGAAAAAACCGCGCTTGGAACCGAACTACAGTTTCGATTTGTGTCGTCTTGGTTGTTCCATATATGACTTTATTATTCAGGATGGGGATCGCGAAGAGACAATGGACGACTTTCAGCGGACAATTGCTCGCTGGTGCACGGATGACAATGGGAAGAACATGTTGTATAAGAAGTCGGGTGAGGAGCGATACCCTAATTTCAAGTTGTACAAGATGATTGCTAGGACGGTGCATGCGCATTTGCCAGAGGCGCAATTGGCCTATCCTTTCTTTGCGCAATTCTTGGTAGATGGTGCGACTGTTGCGACTGTTGCGACAATGGATGTGGATGCGTTACCATGTTACGTGTAAGTATACAGCGATATATGTTATAAAATTGTGAGTATATACACTCACAATTTTACACGAACGCTTGGCGTGGCACGGAAAGGTGTAAAAGATTGAACAAATGTTTTTAGTGTTTTCTCTTGGATTGCTTTTGCTTGCCACCTTGCTTTCTGGATTGCTTTTTCTTGCCACCTTGCTTTCTGGACTGCTTTTTCTTGCCACCTTGCTTTCTGCCCTTTCTGGATCGTCTCTTTCCTCCGTCTTGACCAGCACCAGGAACATCATCACCAGCACCAGGAGCAGAAGCCTTAGCACCAGCACCAGCATTTTCATCATCACCAGCAGCATCATCACCAGGAGCCTTATTAGCAGCGTTTAAAGCATTAATTATTATTTCTTTCCCTTTTTCAGGGTTTTCTTTCATTTCATCTACCATATTAAAAATAGTTTTTTTTACTTCTTCCATTTCTGGTGATGTTAAATCATTAAGCGCATTTTTAGTCTGCTCTATATTTTTAGTCTGCTCTATATCTTTAGTCTGCTCTATATCTTTAGTCTGATCTATAGAAGGGGTACCTTCACTCATCTTTCAAAATATAAAATATCCTGATATATTTTTCAGAATGCGGGATCATCCGTAAAGATCTGGGTAGCGGCAGGATTTAATGATTTTGTTTCCGTAATCACATCGAAAAACTCTGCCACTGTTCCATGCAGATAAAAGTATCCATATCCACCCGTTAGAGAACATATGAAAACAATAAGTGAATCACGGACCAAGTTTTTCACCGGTTTGGGTTCTTCCGATTTGTCTAAATAATAGATCTCGACCCATTTCATCAAGAAAAATAATACAGTAATTACGGCGGCCAATAGAAAAAGACGATTCATATAGAGAATCGTGGTCTTTAATATGGTTTTTAACAAACGCACCAAGAATTGCACCAAGAATTGCACCAAGAATTGCTAAATCTAACCCAATTCTTCAAAGTCCAAACTGATATTTTCGGCTAAATCTTTTGTAGCAAAACCGGGTCCGTCCAAGACATCGAACCCGGTCAAATCGATCGAATCGGTGTGGATCTTGATACGGTCGTCGTCTTCTTCTTCCTCCTCCAACTTGCGTTGCATGGCCCGGGCGCTACTGATTTCTTCTAAACGTTCTATTGTCTTGGGAGCCTCCACATTCTGTACACTGTCTTTGCCATCCAAGACGGCGTCAAAATCGTTGAATGTGAGACGGGTGATGACTGGATCATTGTCTAAATCTTGGATGGCAGGGACAATGGCAGGGACTTCGGGTTCCTCTGGG